TCTTGGTAACTGCTGCGACTGCAGGTGAAATAGTTGATATTTTAACTTTTCAATCTGCTGGACCTCAAGGTCCACAAGGTGCTCAAGGAGCTCAAGGTGTTCAAGGTGCTCAAGGCGCTCAAGGTGCCCAAGGAGCTCAAGGAGCTGCTGGTGGTACAGGTGGTGTTGGTGCTCAAGGTGCTCAAGGTGCTCAAGGTGCACAAGGAGCTCAAGGTGCAGTTGGTGCTCAAGGATCTGCTGGTGTCCAAGGTGCTCAAGGTGCAGTAGGAGCTCAAGGTGCAGTTGGTGCTCAAGGAGCTCAAGGCGCTGTAGGTGCCCAAGGCGCTCAAGGTGCTACAGGTGCAGTTGGTGCTCAAGGAGCTCAAGGTGCTGTAGGTGCTCAAGGAGCTCAAGGAGCTCAAGGAGCTCAAGGTGCTGCTGGTGGTGCAGGTGGCACTGGTGCTCAAGGTGCCCAAGGAGCTCAAGGTGCTGCTGGTGGTGCAGGTGGCACTGGTGCTCAAGGTGCTCAAGGTGCAACTGGTTCTCCTGGAGCTCAAGGTGCTCAAGGTGCTACTGGTGGTGCAGGTGGCGCTGGTGTTCAAGGTGCTCAAGGTGCAACTGGTTCTCCTGGAGCTCAAGGTGCTCAGGGTGTTCAAGGTGCCATTGGTTCTGCATCCGCTGTGATTCCCTCTGGATCCGTGATGATATTTTATCAAGCATCAGCACCGACTGGTTGGACTAAACAAACTACTCATAATGATAAATCTTTAAGAGTTGTATCTGGCGCTGGGGGCGGATCTGGTGGTTCAACAGCATTTACAAGTGTTTTTGCATCTAGAACTCCCTCTGGTAGCGTTTCAGTTTCTAATGCTGCATTTACATTATCTATAAATGAAATTCCGAGTCATACGCATACCACGCCATTCTCCAATAATCCAAGCACTCCCTTTCCTGGTGTACAAGTAACTAATTTTAATAGATTTGTTACTCATGATATTGCTACAAGTGCTACTGGCGGCGGCGGTTCACACACTCACGCAAACACCGCTTCTTTCAGTGGATCGTCAATGGACTTTGCAGTCCAGTACATAGATGTTATACTTTGTAGTAAAGATTAATCGAGGATAACTAGCAATGAGAGTAACAATTATACCTGCTCAAATTACTCCTCTTAATCAACCAATTAACATATTAGAGGAAGGTCAAAATTAGTTGTTGATATTCATAAATAACTAAAAACTTGTAATGGCAAACAATAGAGAAATATCTCAATTTGGAAATTATCTGACGATAGATGAAGGCATTAATAATAATGTTGGTATCGCAACCACTGTCAGAATTTCTGGTGGTGGTGGACTTTTTGTTGGTGGGATTGAAGTCATTAGTCCAACAGGAATTTGGAAAGGTTCTAGTTCGGGTCTTATAGGATCTCAAGGAGCTCAAGGTGCACAGGGAGCTCAAGGTGCAGTTGGTGCTCAAGGAGCTCAAGGTGTAGTAGGAGCTCAAGGTGCTCAAGGCGCTGTGGGATCACAAGGTGCACAAGGTGCCGTAGGATCTCAAGGTGCTCAAGGTGCTCAAGGATCTCCTGGTTCTGCCACTACTGGTGCACAAGGTGCTCAAGGTGCTCAAGGTGCTCAAGGTGCTCAAGGTGCTCAAGGTGCTACAGGTGCTGTAGGGTCTCAAGGTGCTCAAGGAGCTCAAGGTGCACAAGGTGCTCAAGGTGCTCAAGGTGCTACAGGTGCAGTTGGTGCTCAAGGAGCTCAAGGCGCTGTTGGTGCTCAAGGAGCTCAAGGAGCTCCTGGTTCTGCCACTACTGGTGCACAAGGTGCTCAAGGAGCTCAAGGATCTCAAGGTGCTCAAGGAGCTCCTGGTTCTGCCACTACTGGTGCACAAGGTGCTGTTGGTGCTCAAGGTGCTCAAGGAGCTCCTGGTTCTGCCACTACTGGTGCTCAAGGGGCTCAAGGTGCTGCTGGTGGTGCAGGTGGCACTGGTGCTCAAGGTGCCCAAGGAGCTCAAGGTGCTGCTGGCGGTGCAGGTGGCACTGGTGCTCAAGGTGCTCAAGGCGCCCAAGGTGCAACTGGTTCTCCTGGATCTCAAGGTGCTCAAGGTGCTACAGGTTCTGCTGGTGCTCAAGGTGCACAAGGTGCTGGTGGACCCACTGGTGGTTCTAATACTCAGGTACTCTTCAACTCATCAGGATCCGCGTCTGGTGATGCGGCGATGACCTTTAACTCAACAGATAAACTGTTGACAATGACGGACGGTTTCTATGCTAATGATACTGAACTAAATACAACCAGAACATTCCCAACTTCTGGTACGCTCAACGGTGGAGTATTCGGACCTTATACAATTGCGTCTGGAGTAACTCTGACGATTAGTTCTGGTTCCAACTTCACTATCTTATAATATATAATAGACAGAGGAAATAAGAAAATTATGGCAACTTATGATTACGCAAACAAAAGAATTATCTATCCTAATGATGAGGGTGGAGTTTCTATTGTCGTGCCCGCACCTGACTGTGAACTCTCACTAGAACAGATTGCTGGAAAAGACGTGCCAGCAGGAAAACCCTATCAGATTGTTGATGTTTCTGAAGTTCCTGATGATAGAACTTACAGAAATGCCTGGACTTACGAGGAGAACTAAAATGCCTATCGGAATTAATGTAGACAAAGCAAAAGAAATTCACAAGAATAAAATCCGTGAAGTTCGCAACCCACTTCTTCAGGCAAAAGACGTGGAGTATATGAGAGCACAAGAAGTAGGTAACACTGAAAAGGTTGCTGAAATCGTTGCTGAGAAGCAGGCTCTGCGTGATGCTACAACTCTTGTGAATGATGTTGAGATTACTGCGACCTCTGTTCTTGGTGTGACCGAAGAACTGAAGCAAGTATGGGATGAAACTGTATTAGGAACTAACCCACTAGTATGAGTACCTTAAAGACTAATACCATACAACACCTCACTTCAGGTTTTAATAATGTAGTTCAGTTTGTTGATGGTGCTGGAACTCAGAATGGTACTCTGTGTCGTGCTTGGGTCAATTTCAACGGCACTAGTACTGTTGCGATTCGTGCCCAGTTTAATGTAACTTCAATTACTGATAATGGAACTGGTGATTATACTGTGAATTTTAGTAATGCAATGTCTGATGCAAATTATGCTGCTGTTGGTATGGGTGGACCCGCTGCCACAAACACTAGACCATACATAGTTGATGCTTATTCCTATAGCACTGGATCTTTAGCAATAGCGTCTCACTTAGTTGATTCATCTGGTCCTGGATTTTATTATGATAATACTAATATTTGTATTGCAGTCTTCCGTTAAACCACCATACATAATACTGAGAGGAAATAAAAAATGAGCCAGTTAAGAACTAACAGTATTGTACCAGTCGGAGGAATACCAGCAGGTGCCAGTGGTGGGGGTGTTGTTCAAACTGTCCAATCAACTCTTACTTCTGTTATTAGTTATAATAGTGGAGGGGCACAAATTCCGATTACAGCATCAATCACTCCACGTTCATCGTCCAATAAAATTTTAATTATTGGTCAAATTTGTTGTGATATTGATTCGAGCTCTAGAGGATTTCTTTCTTTATCTAAAGCTGGTAGTAAAATAACTGCCTATCAGGGGGACGCCGCCGGAAGCAGAACTTTGGCAGTTGGTAATATGGAAAATAATGACACTGGGGTTGCACAAATTTATACTTTGTGTTATTTGGATAGTCCAGCAACAACTTCTTCAACTACCTATGGTATTGTAATGGAAAGAGATGGTAGTACTATGTACGTCAATAGAAGCTCCGATGACAGTAATTCTGGCACTAGAATGAGAGGAGCTACTTCACTTACACTATTGGAGATTTCGGGATAATGGATATTACATCTGTATTAAAAAAATATTATTCAAACGCAGAATGGGTAGTCACAAATGAAGACTATAACCAACTCCAGTGGTTCTCAGAAGACATTCCAAAACCAACAATTTTAGAAGTTGAAGCCAAGATTGCTGAACTAAGGGCAGCAGAACCAATGAGACTTCTGCGTATAGAAAGAGACAGACTGATTGCTGAAACTGATTGGTGGGTTCTTCCAGATAGAACACCAACATCAGAACAACTGGCTTATCGTCAAGCCTTAAGGGATCTTCCCTCCACATCGACACCAGTATTAGATCCTACAACCCGATTGGGTATTTCTGGTGTCACTTGGCCAGTTAAACCCTAAGGAGGTCTTATGAGCACACTACGCTGTACAAATCTTCAAGATACCTCTGGTAGTAACAGCAGCACCACATCAGAGATTAAGAGTGGAAGGGTTAAGGCGTGGGTGAATTTTAATGGCCAGGGTGCTGTTGCGATTCGTGCTCAGTTTAATGTGAGTTCTATTACTGATAATGGCACTGGTGATTACACTGTAA